CAGTTATGGCGTTGCGTCTGTCTTATGATGTGATGCGCATCAAGAACGTCAAAGACCAACCTCGTCGGGTAGTCGATGGACTTCAAGACCTAGCCAAAATTAACCAAGTTAGATAAAGGAACACTCATGCCTTACAAAAACCCCGCAGACCGCCCGTCCTACGCAAAGTACGAGCAAAAGCCCGAGGTCATCAAAAAGCGTGCAGAACGCAACAAAGCCTGAGCCATGTTAATGAAAGAAGGAAAGGTACACAAAGGAGATGGAAAAGATGTCGATCATAAGAAACCCCTATCTAAAGGAGGCGCAACAACAAGAAGCAACCTCCGCGTTAAGTCTGCAACCGCTAACAGGAGTTTCGCTAGGAAGTCCGACCACAGTATCAAATAATCTTTGGACATCCACGGCAATAGGCACAGCAAGCGCAAACCAAATTCGCCAAAGTGTGAATCGTTGGCCCGAGGTACAGACAAACTGTATAGAGATTAAGGAGCACGAAGCGTTTAATACGTCTGTCGCCACACTCCTTGATCTCTGGCTAACTCGTTATGGTAATGAGTGGATTGACTTAGAAGATATTGAGAACGATGAGTTCTTCGCTATTGCGTACAAAAGACTCAAGCAAATGGGAGAACTAGAACAACACTATCTAACCGATAGAGCGCGATACGTATGTAGAAAACCGGAATAAATAAAGGAGAAGTAAATGAAGATGAAAGAAGCACAAGGGTTGTACAACCCTGCACAGGCAATGCAAGAAGCACAAATGTCACAACGCTATACAAACCATTTAGCGCAAGCGATGGGGGCTACTAAACAAGCAGTAACGACACACATCTATCAAAATCAAAAGACAGGTTTCAATCCCAACACACATGAAGCGTGGTCAATACCTTTGTCGCAACTTGTTAATTTGTGGCAAGCAAAGTATGGCGATACATGGATTGATGTGTCTGACCTTGATGATGCGTTTTGGCCCGAAGCATCTGCGCGTTTGCATATGAACAACAAGATGGAAGCGTACGACAGAGATAGCACACCTTGGGCTCGGCTGAAGGAGGACGCATGAGCACGCTTAAATACAAAGCACTGAATAGGTATGACACTGGTTGGAGTGACTATCGAGGCGTGTTTGGCATGGATGAACCAAGTAAATATAGGTATCGCGCTACGGGGCTTGAGGATGTGCCGACACAAGTACTGAGAGATTTATGGATGATTAGGTTTGGCGTTCGTGGAGTATTGACGACTGACATGCCTACCAGTGGTGATGACATTGTTAATGTTGGACGAGAGTTGTCTAATAGAAATCTAATTCGCCACGAAAAAATAACACGCGAAGATTTGCTTGAAACGCATCACTACTACATATTGGAGAAAGCAGATGGAGATAATTGAAGACAAGGCGTTGTTGTTACGTACACGCAACCCACACAAGTTCAATGTCATACCTAAACACAAAGTTGTTGGTGAAGAGAACGGCATCTATGAGGTTGCTGTGTACTGGGGACTTGATGAGGTGCGCGTACTGAAGAACCTTGGTGTGAAGAATGTGCCCTCGCCTATCACTAGGCGCTATACATGGGCAGGACGTTACAAACCTATGGCGCATCAGATCGAGACGTCTGCTTTCCTCACAATGAATCGCAGAGCGTTCTGCTTCAATGACCCCGGCACTGGGAAAACTTTGTCTGCGCTGTGGGCGGCAGACTACCTAATGAATCGTGGTGATGTTCGGCGTGTACTTATCTTGTGCCCGCTCTCAATCATGCACAGCGCTTGGATGGGCGACATAGGCAACAGCATCATCCATCGTTCAGCAGTTGTGGCACATCATGCGCAGTCATCACGTCGGATTGAGATGATTCAACAGAAGTACGAAATCGTTATCGCCAACTACGACGGCTTGAACTTGATTGCAAACGAGATCAACAACGATGGACGCTTTGACTTAGTGATCGTCGATGAAGCCAACGCATACAAGAACCCGAGCACACGCAGATGGAAAGCCTTAGCGTCAATCATCAAGCCTGAGACATACCTGTGGATGATGACGGGCACTCCTGCATCGCAGTCACCAGTAGATGCGTATGGTCTTGCACGCTTAGTTAATCCAAACGGCGTGCCTAAGTTTCAAACGGCATGGCGCGACAAGGTCATGAACAAGATCACTATGTTCAAGTGGGCACCAAAGCCAGACGCAAGAGAGAAAGTATTCATGGCTCTTCAACCTGCAATACGTTTCTCCAAAGCACAGTGTCTTGACTTGCCCCCTGTGATCACGGTGACGCGTGAGGTGCCTATGACACCGCAACAAAACAAATACTACCGACTGCTCAAAGAGCAGATGCTTGCACAAGCGGCGGGTGAAACGATCAGCGCGGTCAATGCCGGTGTGGTGGTGAGTAAGTTGTTGCAGATCAGTTGTGGTGCCGCGTATACAGACGATAGGGAGGTTGTCGAGTTCGATGCCGCGCCACGTCTGTCTGTGCTCGGGGAGATACTGGAGGAGACATCGAGGAAGGTCATCATCTTCGCACTGTTTCGCTCTAGCATCGACACCATCGTCACGCACCTAACCAAGCAAGGCTACGGCGTAGGGCAGATACACGGCGACGTGACTGCGTCTAAGCGTGGGCAGATCATTAACGACTTTCAGACTACCGACAACATACGCGTACTGGTGTTGCAACCGCAAGCAACGGCACACGGGATTACCCTAACAGCCGCAGACACAGTTGTGTTCTTCGGCCCGTTGATGTCTGTTGAACAGTATGTGCAGTGCATAGCACGCGCCGATCGTAAAGGTCAAGATTCCGACAAAGTTACTGTGGTACATATTGAGTCAAGTCCGATAGAGAAAAAACTTTTCAAGGCGATGAACACAAAAGTTAACGACAGTATTCTTTTGACTGACATGTTCGCAGAAGAACTGCGCGACTAAAAATATTTTTAAAGAAAGGAGTTGCATTGGACAAAACTGTGTGTATGATGTCAAACACTAGACAAATAACAGGAGAAGCAAAATGGTAGATATAGATGATGAAGTCGAGGCACCGCCCTCGCTCGATGCAGAGGAGATCGCCTCTGTACCGATGGATAAGTTAGCCAAGGTCTATCGCAAGATGGCGGCTAAGATTCAGCAGTTGACCCGAGAGTACGAGACAGAAGTTGAAGCCATTAAGGCGCAACAAGATGTCGTAAAGATCGCGCTCAAAGATCAGATGTTGAAACTTGGTGTGAAGTCTGTGCGCACAGACCAAGGCACAGTAGTTTTGTCAACCACGACAAACTACAACACACAAGACTGGGACTCGTTCAAAGAGTTCATGAAACAGTACGACGCGCTTGACCTAGTTCAACAGCGCATATCGCAACTCAACATGAAACGCTTTTTGGAAGAGAACCCCGGAGTTGTACCCCCCGGACTGAACTCGATGACCGAGTACGGCATATCTGTAAGGAAACCCACAAAATGACAAAAGTAAAAGAAGCGGTAGCCCCGCAAGAAGAAACCGTAGCAGTAACCTCTGTGTTTGACGAAGATCAAAGTGGTAGATGGATGCGCGACAGCGCACTAGGCTATGCAATGAATCTACACAAAAACAATGGCGGTATGTCGACCGCCCAACAGATCATCGGCAACGCCGAAGTATTTTTAAACTTTCTTAAAGGAGAACAACAATGAGCAACGTAGCAGTATTTAACCCATCCCAAGTACCCGCCTTCGCAAAGAAGCGCGGTGAGTTGTCAGCAGTAGCCAAAGCCTTAGCCGGTGGTGGCGCAGGTGGTAAACGCATTTCAATTCGTGGCGGCGTGTTCCGCAAAGTTGTTGGCGGCGAAGAAGTTGGCAAGCTGACTACACGTGAGATGAACGTCATCATCATCAATGCACGTAAAAACGTATCTCGTGTGTTCTACGCCGGTAAGTACAACCCTGATGAAATCGTACCGCCTTCATGCTTCTCAAACGAGGGTGATGTACCTGATCCATCTGCGGAAGATAAGCAGAGCACAAGCTGTGCAACATGCCCACAAAACATCTCCGGTTCGGGTGAGGGTACTAGTCGTGCTTGCCGTTACCAAC